CATGTAGTCTGCTTCGGTGCTTTGGAAGTGGCCGCCGTTGCTTTGGAACTCGACATACAGTAGGTGGATTAAGGTTTTGTCCATAGTGCTATTGTGTGGCTGTTATAGCTGCAACCTGTAAAGACCATAAATGGCGCACAGGATTGCGGTGAGCGTGCTTGCAACCGTGCAGATTGCTAGGATTTGATTGTCTGTGAGTTTCATTGTGTGGCGGTTTGAGTTTAGATTACTTCCCAAAATTTATCGGCCTCGCTTTTGGACAGAGTGCGCCCGCCAGAGCGGCCGCGAATTTCAAACCATAAGCCGCAATCTTCCATGACTCCGAAAGGTCCCCATTCAGGGTTGGCAATGTTTACAATTTGACAGGCTCTTACTTTGATTTGTTGTGTTGTGCTTTTCATATGATTAAATGGCGGTTTGAGCGGCCGCGCGGACGCGACCTTTTAAAGACCCGCAAACTTGTTATTAGTTTTGTTATTGTGTGGCGGTTTGTAAGTGAACTCTAAAAGAAAGCAAGGCCTGTAGCTGCTAGTGTGTCGTTGTAAGTTTGAACTGTCATTGACTCATAGACTTTGCGGCCTGTGTTGAGGCGCTGCTTGGCTGTTTCGTAGGTGAGCCCATGAGCGGCCGCATATGAGGCGATCGTGCCGTGGTTGAGGAGGTAGTCAATGTAATAGCTTTGAAAGCGCTCTTGGTGGGATTCTGTGGTGTTCATAGTGTGTTTTATTGTGTGGTTGTGTGGCTGTCTCATCAGTAAGCACTTGCCAAGGTGCTCAGACGGGCGCTGTGTCCCGTTTCGACTTTTAGTCTTGCTCGTTGATTGAGTCGGCAATCTCTTGCCAGTTGACGTCGGCAACAAAGGCCAATGCGTAATCAAGCGCCATTCCTCCGTTGCTCTCGAGTTCAATAAGCGTCTCGGCGTGGTATTTGAGCTCTTCGGCTTTAACGGGCTCGAAGTCCTCATTGTCATAGCCGTCAAAGATCTCTAGCTTGATACGACATGTAGCGTAATTAGTCCATCCGTTGTGAGTTGTGTTTTCTGTGGTGTTCATAGTGTGTGGTTGTGTGGTTGATTGATTGTGTGTTTCGCTGGCTGATTGCCTTTGATGTTTCCGAGAATGCATTTACTGATTCATGCTGCAAGCTTTTTTTGAATAAAAGTGAAAATAATTTAAGGAAAGTCTCGGAGGCCGCTTAAACACTAGGATAGAAGCCGAAAGGTTTTTACAGATAATACTCAAAAACCCGCCAAGTAGGTAGCAAATGGTCGTGCTAAGGACGTGCTAACGCACAATAACGAGCACTCATGGTATATATATATATATTGTGGGTGTTATGTAGCACACTTGTGGTGCATCTATTGAGTTGTCCTGTGTGTGTCCATATAATGAGTGCAGCTGTGAGTGTACATTGAGTGTGCTGTGTGTGTGCTGCGAGTGTGTCCTTGAGTTGTCATTGAGTGTGCCCTTGAGTGTGCCCTTGAGTGTGCCCTTGAGTGTGCCCTTGAGTGTGCCCTTGAGTGTTCAATAGGTGAAACGCAAAAGCGCGGCATTTGACAAACACAGCCAAACGCATCGACGCATCATGATACCTTGATATGAACACCTATTCCAGCTAACTGGGCATCTATAATCCCCCGCAAAGCCCTAGAATAAAAGAGGCACCCCCCGTGTAGTGACAAATGTGTGCCGCAGCGTGTGAAATGCGGGGTGCCAAGGGGGTAAGTCAGCTCGACGATATAACGTATACCCTCTCACATTTTTATACCAAAACAACAGAGGACACCCGTAGAACCCTCTGAGAGTCCCTACAAGGCGTTTTGATGATCCACAAGGGTGTTACCCTACGAAAAGACCCCCAGAGGCAAATAAAGGCTCTCTGAGGGTCACACACACACACAAAACGGTCACAACTAGTGACCAACACACAAAACAAATAGTTACATAAAGTCGTCGTAGTTCTCTTCTTCGTCTTCTTCTTCGTCATCCACATCGACCCACTCAAAGGCGTCTTCGGACAACTGAAAGGTGTTCATAAAGGCCTCGTGGTATTTCACGGACTCTATTAGGAGACCTGTAGTGGCAAAAGGGTCACTAGAGGTCATATCAAAGGTGTGAGGAGCATCATCAGTCTGAACAATGATAACATAGTTCCGATAGTGCTCTCCGAGGAACGCTTTAGCTATCTCTAGGGTAGTCATAGCTATTAGATGTATTTACCTTTGAGCTCTTCAATAACAATCAGCATAGCCTCTCGGTGGTCTGATAGGACGTCATCGTGGTGATCTAGGATTTCAACAACCCGCTGTAGCTCACACTTGGTCTTCTCGATGTTTTTATTGAGGACACCGAGTGACGCTGAGGTAGCTATGACATATAAAGTTAACAGTATGTGTTTCATATGATTGAATACTGGTTGGTAGCTACCACCTGTCAAACACTTTTCTATCTATTTTAAAGGATAACCCCTATTTCAACATAGGGGAAAACTTTAAGGAAGGACTTATTACCAGTATCTATTGCCACTCTTTTAACAAAGGCCACTAATAGTAGGGCATCTTAGAGATATAATTTTAAAGAGGATGTTCCCTACCTGTCAAGGTTATAAATTTTTATTTTGATATGGTCTTCCCTTCCTTATACGGGTCATAACCGCATCCGATTAACTGAAGTGTTGATAATCAAGGACTTAGAGATCTACTAATCGCCTTTAATATTTGTTACCTGAATAGGGTATTGTTCCTAGTTGACAACTGTCTATCTGAGAACAGGATAGGGTGTTATGGCTACACCAGAAGCACTCCCAGTCCCTATGAAGTTTCGTAACGGTAAAGAGGTTCTCGATCAAAAAGCTCTACAGGTTGAGGGTGTTTTTAAGAGGGGTAACAAGCATCCAGTATATCCTTCTGTTTTATTCAAAGCTAATAGAAATAAAACAACCCAACAGTGGGCATTGAAGTCATATCTAGATAAAGACGCCAAAACAGCTAAAGGTTATTATAAAGAAAACAAAGAAGTTTATTATGCACGTAATAAACAATGGAGCGAAGATAATAAGGATCGCCTTAGAGAACTACAGCGAAACTGGGCTAAAACCGATAAAGGACGGGTACATGTGGCCGCTAAATCAGCTAAAAGGCGAAGCACTTTAAACAACAACATGGCACTTACGGCTGATGTTCTAGCGGCCATTAAAGACGTCTACCACACCAGAGATGCTCTTACCCTAGCAGCACGCTCTGCAGGCTCTTCTGAGTGCTTTCACGTTGACCACATCATGCCTCTGAAGCCTAACCTAATAGACTTCAACGGAACCATGCAAAGACCTTTTACTGGCCTACACGCTCCATGGAACCTACAGATACTAGAAGCTAAGGAGAATATGAGCAAGTCCAACAAGGTGTTACCAAGTTAGAGTATGAGCGCTACCTCCGCGACTCTTAAAGTAGGAGTCTTGGAAGCTCTGTAGTTCCTTATCTAGGAGTTCCACCTTGCGCTCGGCCATCTTGATGTTAGCATCCTGAGCCATTTGTTCCGTCCAGTAGGCTACAGCTATTGCGAGGGAGTCGATACGGTCATCGTGGGTAATAGCTCCCCTATCGCGTGTGAGCCGCGACATTTGATAAAAGAGGCTATACTTCAACTGCGATTCATGCGGGTATTTCTGAATGGTCTGGAAGTCGTCCTTGATAACATCAGGATCAATAACAAGGCGATGTCCACTCATGACGGGTTCTAGCGTGTCAATTATTCGAGCTTCCTTTTGAGTGCTGTGGCGAACCTCCTCTAGAGTTACGGGGTATATCCTGTTTAACACAGGCTTTAGTAGTTCGTTAAACATCCCGTCGGAAAAGTTACTCTCTGTTATGATGGAATTTACCTTATACTTCTTAGCTATCTCAGCAAGCTCTACTAGGGTATCCTCGGAGTATCCTCCAGACAAACCACCAGCAGCAGGGACATAGAGTGTTCCGTTGAGCATCTTGCAAACTGCATAACCAGTCTCATCCTTACCACGACCAGCGGGGTCAATAGCAAGCACACTACCAGTGTAAGGAACCATGTCTCCTAGGGTCTTGAAAGGTCGGTAATACCGCTCACCAGCGAACGCCACATTGGGAACACTAGAGTCCCACTCACGGTCTGGATCACGAGCCCACACGTAGCGCTCGGGGGCTACCTCGTTGTCAATACTTGTGACAATCAGATCGGAAATCTTCAGAGGAAACTTCTCGACGTCTGAGAGTTTACTATCGAGCATAAATTGCATCGTGTACCCTGCAGATCCATAACTGATCTTTCGTTCTGCTAGGTCTACGTCAGAGAAACGCAATGGCTCTGTAGTCTTGTTCTCCTGCTCAGCGTCCACACAGAACTTCGCTACGTTGCCGTCATAGATTTTCTCGTTGTGGCTCTGAGTGATATACGTAGCTGGCCAAATCTTGGTAACGTAACCACGTTCTTGGAGCTTCGTGTAAATGCTGTCGAACGTCTGGGGTGTTCCTAGGAAGATAACCTTGGACGTATCATTAGGTTTGAGGACCGCATCAAACTCTTTTACCTGTTCCGAGAGCTTTTCTCTCATCAACATTGTAGCACTATTATTGGCTACCTCGATGTCATCCGCAATGATGATGTCCGCACGAGAACCTGTAATCTGAGAGGAGATGCCTAGAGACTTGACTGAGGGCGCGTGAGAAGCGGGCGCTGGGCCAACATCGAAGCTTATCTTAGACTGACGTTGATTGTCTTTTGGGCGTAAGTGATGCAGTATCTCCATCTCGTTAATGAGACGAAGCGTGAAGGTACTGAAGTCATCTGAACGGGTCTTACTAGCTGACACCACAAGGATGTTCAGTGATGGATCCATGAGGAGCTGGTGAACCACATAAGCAGAACAAATCCAGCTCTTGCCACAACCTCGGAACGCCTGAACGATAGCCCGCTTGTCTCCATGCTGCATGTAGTCAGCAATGTCATATTGTAAGGGCGTAGGGTCAGGCAGATTAAGTTGCTTCCAGCATAGGAACAGGAAGTTCTTAAAGTCTCTTAGCTGTGGGGGTACTTCCATAGGTTACTTGTTACGGCCTCGGTTCTCCTTCTTGGACTGTATCCGAAGGTTGCTCGACGAGTTGTTTTTGGGATTACGATCTTTGTGATCAATGTCTTTTCCAGCAAGCTTAGCTTTGCCGTGTTTCTTGACCATCAGACGCCTTGCAGCTTTCCTAGCGTCATTTCTGCGCCGTTGCTCGGGCTTCTTGTGGTAGCTCTCGTATTCTTTCTTGTAATCTCTTTCACTCATAATTTTAAGGGGCATCTGTGACGATATTTGCAGCCGTCATGTTATACATAACAAAGTGAGCACTTCCCACGTTGTCTTGAATTGTTGAATAGGTATCTCCGTCACCCATACGCCACCAGTGAGTAGGCGATGTGGCTAACTGAGAGAGGTCGTGGGTAGTTCCACCGTTGTAAATGTCAGACACGTTGGAGTTCTGATTAGAGTTCCAAACGGCTATTTCATCTACGCGTCCACCGTTGATGTAGTTACCACTTGCATAGCGACCTACACGAAGGTTCTCGCCATCAATCTGTCCAGACCACCCGTAGTTGCCATGAGAGTTTGTGAGGCTTGGAGCAGTGCCGTTGATGTAGATATTGAATCGGCTGTAGTAGTCAGACACGTCAGCAGAGGAAGCACCAGTAGTTCCACCGTTGTAAGTGATTATGATGTTGTACCAATTACCAGCAGTGAACGCCTGATTAGTAGTTGTACGACGAATGTAGTTGTTACTAGAACCGTAGTTGAAGCGTAGTTTACCAGATGTTGTTGTGCGGATTTCGATGTGACCGCCATTAATTACGTCTGAGTCTCCAAAGTAGAAGAGAACTTGACCGCTACTAAAGTTGTCGGGCTTATACCACATGTGAAATGTCCAAGCATCGCTGCTCCCAGCTCCGTTTCCAGAGCGCCCTAGGACACCATCAAGGAGAGCCGCATTAGCTCCGAGGTAGTCTTGGTTCTCGAACTCAACGCTCTTGGTGTTAGAGTAGGGAGGAGCAGCAACATTCAAGGTAAGTGTCTGAGTGTCCTCACCAAAGTAGTTAATCGCTTTAGCCGTGATGCTGTAGGAACCAATCTCTAACGAGGAGCCGCCAATAAGCTTCCTGACGTTTCCATCAACAGTTGTAATGCCACTAGGAAGTCCTGACCACTCGTAGGCTACCCCATTGGTCGCTACAAGCTCGTAGTTCAAGGTCTCCCCAGCAGTTAAATTAATAGTTGTGCTAGAGGTGATCGAAGGAGCAGTTCCAGACGCCGAAGCGGTGTTCGTAAACAAGCTATTAAGCTCATTCACGGCTGTCGCTAGGGTCTGCGTTACGGCTACTCCCGAGATAGACGCTCCAGCAACTCGTAGGTCTTTATATAGAATGTTTCCAGAGGTATGCTTAACGATGTTAATATGGTTGTCATCATTTGCTACAGCTTGGATCGAATTAACAGCATAGGAGTCACCATTACCAACAAGAATGGTAGTGCTGGTGCTATCTACAGAGAAATCTAGCGTGTCCGTAGATGCTAGAACAAAGGAGCCCGTATTACCTGCTGTGTTGCACTGAGCCGTGATATACACGGAAGCCTCAGTAGCGTCCGAGAACGTCGTCCCATCGGCTTGAGCAAAGTCAGTATAGGGAACTTGGAAGAACTCGTATACATCCTCACCTTCAATAACTGTTCGGACATCATTGATGACGTTAATTCGGTCGCTGTATGTGCTATCGACAACAGCCGTCAAACAAGCGTTCCAGTAGACAGGGTTAGAGCTTCCGAGAAAGTTTACACAGTTTCCTGCGTCGTTACGTATTACTTTAATAGGCATGTTATCGCTGTATCGTTACAAGGGTTGTCAGTGGAGAGACCTGTATCTGGTTATTTGCTCGGATAGCTGGGAGAGCTACAGCATTTACGTCCTCATTGGACGCAAAGTAAGCCGAGATGATAGGTCGATTAAGGTAAGCAGTTCCCACCGTTCCTTCACCAAAGAAGATAGGCTGGGTAGTTAGCGGAAAGGTATAAGTAGGTGTCCCATCGGATGTCCGTGTCTGCCAGATAAGAGCCACCTCAAGTGTCGTGTTGGCGAACTGAGGGATAATGTTGAAGTCAAAACGGATCAGCCCTAAGTCTCCCGCGTTACACTGAGAGAAGTCATAGGAGCCCGTAGCGGCTGTGTATTGTAGGTCTCCCGTATTCACAGCATCGCTGTAGGAGGACACATCAAAACTATAATCGAACATCTTAGAGACACCCGCTGGCATGTAAGAACCACCAAATAGTCCTACCCCCGCAGCACTCGCAGGAGCTGGTTCTGTCCAATAAGGAGAGTCATTAGCTGTCTGAGCGGCACTAGAGAAACCAAAGCGCATCCATTGACCCGCATCGGACATCGCTTGGGTATATTGTACGTATTCCCCAAGGTCATTTGCTCCTGACTGTCCGCTGAGTCTATCAGAGAACCCACCAGTGAACTCATAGCCGCCCTTAGCGTCCAATCCTACGTGTTTCTTGATGCCACCTATGGTTACACTCTCAGGAGTCAACGGAGAGTTTCCTGTGGGGTCTGTGACGTCTTCTACGGGTAATACAAGATCGTCATGGAACGCACTATCAGATCTAAGGATGTTATCGTCGCTGCCGTTAGTGACTGCTGCATTTACTTTAGAGCTATTGTTAGAAATTCTTATGGCATTTAGCCCACTGGTGTCCGAGGTCAGGGTCACTGTTTGACCACTTACAGATGCTACCTCTAGGGATGACCAATACTTACCATTATAACCCATAACAGCGATCTCTTTGGTATCACTATATGTAGGAACAAAGGTAAACGGCCCCACTCCTGTAGGGTTGTCTAAATGCGTATAAGAAAAGCTCATTTTTATCTATGTAATTTTGTTATTTTGATGCAACTCTGTCAACGCCTTCGTCGTTAAACGGAAGCATACTGACAAGGTTAGCCATAGGGTTATCATTGGTTACCGTAGCACTTATCTGGTTGTCCTTGAGTAGCTGACGGGCGGCATTAAGGTCACTTGGAGACGCCTCGCCACTCTGGATGCGATTGATAAATTCATCAATCAGGAGGTCTTGGAGACCGTATAGTTTTTCACTGCTATCACTCATTTATTTATAAATTCCTTGTAGATTTTAATACCTAAATAGAACATCGTTAAGACACCTACGCCTATAGCTACGGCTGTGTTAATATGGTCAAGGGTGAGGGTTCCGAGGATTCCACTGGTGGCTATAAACGGGGTCACGTAAGGGTTTTCAGGTATCATTTTGGTTAATTGTTAAGGGATTGAGAAGGTTAATTAGAATTTAATACAAGCTAGAAGTGCTACGTTTCGTGGACGAGTTTCTGAGCCGCCAGTGCTTGCGATAGAAGAGCCTAAGTTAGCGGAATTGCCTCCCAAGCTATTTGCCGACACATGACCGCTGTTGAAGGTTGCGCCCCATCGCACGTTAATATCGTGGTTATGGCTCTTTAATTCATCAGCCTGTGTAGAACCAAATGCCCTGCTCCCATCAATCCCACGAGAGTCATCCCAGCCACGCATAAACTCACCTCGTAAATCGGGAACAAGGAACGTAGTGCTACCATCTCCCGCACCATAAGTTTCACCAATAGCTGCAAACAAGTCTGAATAAGTTGACCGAGAGACTGTCGAACCGTCAGCCTTGAGAAAGCCTGTAGGGGGTGTGTTAGCTGCATGGTAAATCACCGAACCTGCGGGAAAAGGCGAAGAAGCTCCTGCTGAACTGCCAGTGCCTCCGTTAGCCACGGGGAGAACCCCAGTAATGTTTGAAGCATCGACGTCTCCTTCGAGCATTCGAGTGTTTGATTTTGTTAGACTCATATATTGTTTTGGTTAGCGGTTACGCATAAAGTTAGTTATAAATTCTTTAACTTCTTCATCGGACTTATCCTTTAAAGATGCTATTAAATCCAATTGAGCTTCAGCTATTTTAAGATTGGTTTGTAGTTTCGTGACCTGCATAAGTAAGTCACCATATATAGTTTTGATTGTTTCTTCCATAATTATATTGTAGCATCAACGAACACTTTATAGGTTCCTACTGTTAAAGGCAGACCACTGTGGTTGATAGCTTTTAAGTTTATATTTGTAGAGTCAGTAGTTGATACTACAACTTGATATGTCTGAAGTGCCGCGTCACCACTAGTAATATTAACAAAAGCAGGCGTTAAGGCTAAACCATGTGGTATAGAAGCTTCCCCATTAGCCGTAGAGCTAAAATTAACGTTAAACGCTTTTTTAATTGTCGCTCTTCGGACGTTGGAGAACCGACTATTTAATGCGGGGTTGCTGACGACCACACCATCAATATATCCACCATTAAAATTGTTATTTAAACAGTTATTTGACAACGACAGGTCTGAGTTAGTTCCTCCAGACAAGCTACCTATGTTTATATTATTAAAAGATGACCATTCCGATAGGTATAGACTATCGCTAGATCCTATTGAAGAAATAGACAGGTTGTTCCAACTTCCCTCTATGTTGACTCCTATATTTTTCGTTGTCTTGTCTAAGTTAGGATCATAATCGAGGTTTATTTCACCACTCCAATAGTTTCCTGCTATATAAACCCCCTCAAAACCATCCGCTGGATTAGATATTAAAGCTTTAATGTGATTTTTTTCGATGACGCTTGAGGCACTTCCTTTTTGGATTCTAATGCCTCTGGCAGTAAAATTAGAACCTACAACATTAAAATAGCAGTTCCGCATAGAACCTGCATATGATACGGTTCCTACCTCACATTTAAGAGCATGAGCACAGTTAGTTGCCACAGCCCTGATGGAAACGTCCTCATAACTTGCTCCAATTAATTCTACAGCACCTCCGTGATTATTTTTAATGACAGCTCCAGTAATTGAGACGTTTGATATTTTACGAGGTGCATCTATAATATCTCTATCCGCTATTAACAATATAGCTCTAAGACCTGATTGGTTTGTTGTTAAATTACATTCAACATTTAAACCCGCTATTGCGAAGTTAGAAACGTCGGAAGTGTGTGCTTCTATAATAAACCCATCATCACCTTCGGTATATATATCAATGTCGCCACCCGTAACATTATTGGTATCTACGAAGTGAATACCGTCGGCGTTAGAAGCAGCACTATGCACACACTTAATGTGGTTTATTTCTACATAAGATGAGTTTCCAATTCTTATTCCCCAAGAGGATGGGTTCAAAGAGGTAATATTTTCTATTGTTAAGGTATTTACATAAGCAAACCAAAGATTAAACCTATCCCCGCCTAATGATTGATTAACTTCATTGCCATCTATAGTCAGGTTTGTTACTCCTATCTTTTCGTTGGACATTCCTAATGTGACTATCCCATCAATCTCAGCATCCTTTTTAATTTTTAATATAGTGGAATTTCTGTTTAAACCTTTTAATGTTACATTACTTTTTATTACTATTCCGTATTCTCTTCCACCTTGGCTTGATCCAGAACCGCCTACGATAAAAGTTCCAGAGGGGATAATTACAGTACCACCGCCTGAAGCATTAACGCTGTCAATAGCAGCCTGAATAGCACTAGTATCATCCGTAACGCCATCACCTTTAGCCCCGAAGTCCTTTACGCTCACTGTATCAGCGAACCTATCGGAAAGACTACGAGGTTCTGTGGAGTCTTTTGCTTTTACATCTAGGTTATCTAACACTGCTCCTGTAGCTGCCGCTGTAGTTGTTACAACGATTTTAGAGCTCGCTGGAGGCGCACTTGCAAAGGTAATCTGAGCAGGGTTAATAGACATTGTATATGCATCCACAGGAGACTGTAGGATGCCATCAATGATAACAAGGAACGCTTGGGGTAGGGATGTTTTAGGAACAAAAGACAAATCAAAAGTGACCTCTGTTCCATCTCCTGTATGTGAGCTAGAGCTAAACTCAGAAAGACTTGTGTTGGCTAGTAGAGCAGCATCTGCAAGATTTACATATTGGTTTGTATTAGCATCCTCAGAAACCTCTTGAGCCACGAACAGCCCTTGCTGGTATGCTGTATCAAGGTCAGCCTCAGATAACCGTGAGCCGTTCTGGAAGTCCACTAGCTGGTCTGTAGCAGTGGAACGATATACACGAACCTTTGTGTAAGTACTAGGAGCAGCAGCAAGTGTAATAGTCTTCGCTGAGTGGTTCCTAGAAGCAACCGCAAGGGATGAGTAGTAAGTCCCGTCGTAGCCTAGAGCGTGAACGTCATCAACGCTGATGTATTTGAAGGGAACGCTGAAGGTAGTTCCAGTTAGTCCACTGTTATATTCGATATATGATTGAGGCATAATTAGTTTCTTTGTAGGTTAAATTTATTTGAGATTGAGGGATTCTAGTAGGCTTTCGGGTTGCTCGGAGAATGCCTCGCGTTCCTTTAAGATGTCATAGATGTTGTTTCCATCGCTATCTACATAATCTGTAGCAGCTTTGGAGTTAAGAATTTTATCACGAGCTTCGGAACGATACTCAGAGATGACGTCTTTAATCATCTCCACGCCTTCGTTAACGTCCGTACCTTGTTCATTTTGCTCGTAGCCTTTCTTGTATTCACGTTTGAAGTCGCCAGTCTTTACTAGCTTGTTCAACGCTTGGCGTAATGTCTTACCACCTAGACGGGTTTCACTTATGAGTTGCCCGTAGACGCTATAGAGGTCTTCGTTGTCTTCGTTGGTGAAGTTCTTAAGCTTTAGTCCAGAGATACTCGTAGGAACATCAGAGACACTCTTGAAGCTCATAGCGTCCTCTAGGAGTATGTCATCAATAGCTTCGCGCTCTGGGACTTTCTTACCAGCAAAAGGTAACACGTAACTAGCTAGAGAGGGTTCCTCTTTGATCTTAGGCTCACCTAGGAGCGTCAATCGATAGTTGCCTGTTTCTTGTCCTAGGGATGCACTCAAAGTAGTATCAAAGAACTCACCAGCACCAGTATCGGTAACAAACTCTTCATCGAACTTGTTAAAGTTACGCACCTCAGCGGGAACAGGAATAAGCGAACGGACAATACCCATTGTGCCGCGTTCTTGTGTCTCAGGGTTGGGAGACATAAGCTGCGTCATGTATCGAACACCTGTAGCAAATGGAGAGTCCGTAGCAATAGATTTAGTGACCGATGTTAGGAACTGAGTCATCGTTTGGTCTTCTGTAAGTGCTCCAGCTTCTCTAGCGGCTTCGCGTCTCGCGTAGTCAGCACCAAGAGCAAAGACACCCTTGAGTGGCTCAAAGTATTTAAAGTCATACTCAGAACCACCCATGACAATCTTCCAGCTATTAGGAGCACCTTGCACCTTAGAGGTTGCCCTCTTCTGGTCTTCGGTCATCCAAGAGTCAGTACCAGCAACCTGTCCGTTCTTAGCCATCTCATAGCCGAGGAAGAACAGCCCAGCGCCTACCCCGAGCTTACCTAGGTCTTCGTAGTCCTTTTGCATCTTGAGGTCTTTAGCGTCAGCCAGAGAGTTCTCTAGTTCCGCTATTTTCTTCTCAGCGGTTGTTACCACGTCAGCATCTTCGGACTTGAGGAGAGCCTTTTGCTCTTTGATGTCTAACTCTAGGTTTGAAATCTTCTTGTTATACTTACCAAAGGTAGCGGAGCTTCCCATCGCGGATTCAGCGCGTCTTGTTAAACCGCCAGCTATGTTCTTTCCAACATTGATAGGAGCAGCAATGTAAGATAGATTAGCACTCAAGGCTCGCATAGGAACACCAATGAACACGAATAGTGTCCTAGCAAGTAGTCCTGCTTCATCCATGTTACCTGATGTCTTCACGAGAGCAGAGATGATACCGTCCGTAAGATCCTTTCGGATGTCCTTCGGGTCTAAATCCATAGCGCGGAAGTGGTCACGACGAGCAGTGTTAAAGATGTCAGCATACTCAGGATCATACTTAGCTTGTAGGCCGCCACGAGAACGATCAAAGGCCGCCTCCATGTATTCCTCAGAGGACTTCCAGACGTTATCCGCACCGCTATCAATAGCGTTCTTGATGCCCTTAGCACGAGCAGCACGCATCGAGTGAGCAATCAAAGAGATTTCCTCAAGACCACCGATGAGCGAGATACCATAATCAAAGAAGAAAGCAGGAACTTGTGCTGGCTTACTGTTTAGGATGGTAGCTTTAGCTTTAAGGTATTTACGAGATAATTCAGATTGAGCTTCAGTGACTGCTTGTCTGCGCTGGGCTTGCTTGATGCGTTTCTTGACTCTGTGGTTAGGCTCAGAGGCTTCCGCTAGTTGATCTTTAATGTAAGCGTTACGATCACGATACAGGAAGTTGCTATCGCCCTTGTTTAAGATGGTGTCTTTAGAGGAACGCAGAGTGTCCCCTAGGTGCTTTGTAAGCATTCTAACATACTCATAGGTTCCCGAGATGTCCGCAGCGGCATATTGAACACGACGAGAGACCGAGACACCTTCTAGCTGTAGAGACTTAGCTATGTTGTAAGGAGTATTGATGATTGGACGAACCACCGACATAAAGGTAGCCGAAGGAACGCCCACGAAAGCTGTCTTAGCTTGGTTAAGCATCTGAGTAAGACGTAGAGTAAAGTAACCGTCAATGGCTTGCTGAAAGACGCCTACACGCTCTCCTGTGAAAGTCTTAGCCACTTGGTCAGCAATAGCGTCTAGTTTCTCCTCTTTAGAGAGCTTAGGAGCACCTTCAGCTTTCTTTTTAGCATCTCCAGCAACCCTCTTAGCAACCTTTGGATCAATCGCTACATCCTCGTCTACAAGCTTCTGTAGCATCCCTTTGAGAACGATAAGGTCTTCTGTGCGCTTGTTACCAGCAGCAGTGATACCAGCGGCGTAGTCCGTCGTGCCATTATCCATAGCTTGACGGGTGTTCGCTTGGAGCTCTGAGCCTTGGGCGTAATTCATCTTGGATACATCACGGTCAAACTCTATGTACTTATCGATGCGACTTAGGATTTTCTTAGCGGTCGCTATGTCTTTAGTCTTTAGGAGATCGTTGATGTCTCCAAAGAACTCCTGCGCGACTGCTCGGAAGTGGGATTTAACCTTGCGTGTAACACGAGCGCCTTTACCACCTGTGCGGTCACCTGTGAGGATGTCGTTAATAGCCGCTATAGAAGCATCAATAGGGTCAGCTTCGGGTGCAACTTCGGGTGCAACTTCGGGTATGCTCTTAATCTTCTTATTATCGAACACAATGATATTGTCTTGATCGTATCCGTCGCCTTTTCTGCGCTGTATGATTACACCGTCATATTCATTACCAGCAGCTTTAGCATCTTCAAGTATCTTTAGAATGTCATCCTTGTTTGCATCAGCATACATAGAAGCTGACGTCATATCGGTTTTGATTACTAAAGGATTCTCTAAGGTTAATTCAGCCTCTATAATACGCTCATCGCCCTCTAGCTTAACAGACTCTCCCTTCTTAGCGTCCGCTGCTCTCTTTACGCTTGTTGCGTATACTTCAGCTTCACCCTTTGATGTTGTAAAATGAGAACCAAAAGAGAAAGGTTTGTCTTCTGCTGTTGCGTTTGGGTCAAACTCATCAAACTTTGTCTTAGTTCCGTGGTATCCTTTAATGGTAATAGGTTTACCTGTTTCCGCATCCTGTAGGGGAGCTTCGGGTGCAACTTCGGGTGTCTTAGGAGCGGGGGTAGCCTCTGGGGTGTCTTTAGGTGTCGCAGTAGTCGCTGACGCTTCTGGAACATCGGAAGGTATCTTCTCGCCTCCTACAGTGACCTCTAAAGGTTGTGTCTCTCCTACGGTTTTCTCGATGACTGTCTCTTGAGGCATCTTAGGAGCATCACCAATATCCTCCATAGCGTCCGAGATGTCCTCAGCGAGAACCTCTCCCTTAGCTACCATTACATCTACTTCGTCAGCAGTCTTACCACTGATCTTGTTAAATAAATCCTTTGTCTTAGGGGCAAGAACCTTAGCTCCTTCAATGCCTCCACCGAGCGCTGTACCGATAGTTGCACCAGCGGCAACACCAAAGCCTAGCTCACC